GCACGTCGATGGCGGCAGTGGTGAACATAGGAGCCTTGAGGTACTCCTTATTGTTCCATTTGATACTCTGGACGGCTTGCGCGGTGCGAGAAGACATTTTGATCGCGAGAGTTCCTTGCTTGATGATCGTATCAGTATTGCCTTTCAGAGCGAGCGTCCTTCTGTTGGGCGCCGTAGGAAAAACGTATTCTTCGATTTTAGACTTGGGAATTAGCGGGACGAAGCCTCCTCCGTCGGTGTTGTCGCCAAAATCTTTCACGTATCCGTCTCCGAATTCCACCGGGAAATATCCAGTGCACTGCTCGGGAGGCTTTACGTCTGGCTTTCTTTCGTACAACAACGTGGGACACTTTTGTGCGAGTTCTGCCTCGGTAAAGCATCTCTTTTTGTTGGGATCGATGGTACTCGCACTGGGTGCCAACCGAAGCTCCCCAGGTTCCAGAGGAGAATATCTGTCGGTGGCAAAAACATTTCTCAGTGTGGAGTTCATTGGATAGGGCCCTCCTTCGCTTCTAATTATCTCTTCGGACGACATATTATAGTATTAATATAATATATTTTTATATTATATTATGATCTATTGGATATTCGCTCTGATTCTTGCCATCGTGATTATGATCGTTTTTACATTGAGACGTGAAAGTTACAGTAATTACAATGCTCCGAACGATTTCATGAAGATTTATTATTCTTCGATCGCACAAGACCCCAAATTCGAAAAGAAATTCCCATTTTTTGGGACAAAAGATAAAGCGGGGTTGAGATGCAGATTTCCGAACAACAAAGGCTGTGATACGATCTGGATCGGTTCGGAACTTGTAGAACTCACATCAGAGCTGAAGAAACGTCTTAAATGTATATATAACATGACTTTCGATTAACATGCTGGCTTCTTTCCGGACGAGAATCGATAACAGAATTCGACAAAATCTGGAAATTGGCAATTATCTAATAGAGGAAGGCCTTGCGAAGCGATGTACTCCTGTAGAACATGGTATGCCGTAACAATTTCCTCGGACATATAATCGAACCAAATTTCCTCATCGTCCTCGTGAAGAGGATATTCTTCGATATCTTCTTCCTCCTCGTAATATGCATTCGCTTCCTTTTCTTTTGCGATTTCCTTGTTTTGCTTCATGACCAGCGTATGTTTTACATGTATATATTTTATTAAGTTATTATTCGTCGACAGTCATTATCGCAAAATATTCAAAATCTATCGCCACGGAATCGTCTTCTGTATACTTCTTCATATGCTCCGTAACTATAATGTCATTATCGCGCATCTCGAGCGCTCCCGTGAATCTTCCTTGGACCGCCATGCTGATGTTGAGGACTCTCGAGATCTCCATCGCCGTTTTCTTCTCGAACCGAATGGGTTTGTTCGATGATCCGCCATTGTTCATATGAGAAGGAACAAGTTTTTCGTGGAATGATCGCTCGTACACATAATACGCCGGACGAACCGAGGTGTTCATTGTATTTTCGATATAATTTTTTATCTCGAAAATACCGAATCGAGCTTGTATACACATTGTAATACCGGGATCAAATGACGTTCAACGAGAACCTCCGAGAATACGACCGTGATTCGTTAGAGTCGAACCACCGCCGTTGTTGATATAGTCGCCGCACGTCAATTCGAGCATCATCGAATGCTCATTGCCAATATTTGGGATCGCCAGTACATTTCCGGACGAATCTGTTATCGATATGTTCAGCTTGTCCATGGTGGCGATAGGGTTTTGTAATATAGAAGAAGGAAGACTCGTGATTCTCGAATCGATGTAAAATACGTTGGCGCGAGACGTGATCAGCGGGAGCTTTGCGAAACAAAAGTTCACGCCGCTGGAGTTCGAAGTTCCGTCGATTTGATTCAGCATGTCTATTTTGAGAAATGCGTTCGTTCGAGGCGTCTGAAATTCTTGAATGTTCATGTTCACCAAACGCGCTTCCCATACATTTCTGTATCTCGACGGAAGAGATACTTGATAGCTTGCCGGGCTCGGATATGCTGCGGTATTACGATCTGTTGATTCTATAGTGATGTTGTGCTTCGTTACAGGCATTTTACAAATACATAATATTATTTTATTTAAAATTACTCGCTGTCAAACATATTCTCGTTTTCTTCGTCGCCATCGCCAACAAATGCAAAATCATTCATCTTGTTGGGCTTGTCGGTCACCAGCAGTTGAAGTGCCCTGAATGTAATTCCCCAACTAGTACCTGCGCCGATGAACCACACGCTGGCGATCTCGGCGATGACTTTCACGGTGGAGCCGCGAGGGACGTCTTCGATGGAAATCTTTGACTTGTCGGTGTCAAAGATCTGAACATTGGGCTTTCCGTTCATCATCGTGATCTTGGTTTTGGCGATAGGCGCATACTTTCCTGACGGATCTACCTTGGTCAGCTTGCGATAAGTGTCCTCGAGGAGCTCGCGAGACTTTTGCTTGCCAAACCATGCCACGGAGTTTGCGTAGGCGGCATCGATGAGGTGATGATCGAGTGCCGTGAGCTTGTTGAAGAGCATGAGCGTGTTTTCGTTGGTCTCGTATCCGCGGAATGATAGATCTACGCTGTAAGACATTGGATCGTTCTCGGGGCGATCGCGATAAGCAGAGATGCCGAACGGCAGATTCATCGCCGGGAACTGTAGAGTGATCTTGGTCTTGGTACCATTCTTGTCGACGATTGGGATATATCTGCCGCCTTTTGAGTTCTTCTCGACGGGGCCAAAAGCGATGGCAGCGGGCTCGAATGTCTTTGCGGTGAAAATGGAAGCCATTATTTTGGTGTTTTTGGTTGTGTTAAGTTGTTTGGCTTTGTCTTTTCTTTGGTTTGTTATCGTATGATGAATGGCGGGGTGAAGAAGATACTTTATGAATGCACATCCGGCTTTTATATTCGCGAGTGACGATATGAGGTGACCGGGATCAAATGACAAATGACAATCGATGGGCATATCGACATTGGCCGGGACCATGTACTACTTTTCCATTATGCCGGAATATTTATATTCATATAAAATTTCCATGAAACTAATTATATAATTATAAAAAAGAAAATATTTAAGGGTAAACCGATTACCCTATTATATTGGAGCGCCCCCAAAATCGAGGGAATCCATCGGAATGTTCCGGTGCCAGAATGTTTATATGAATGTAAAATTTCCATGAAACTACTTTATATAATTATAAAAAAGAAAATATTTAAGGGTAAACCGATTACCCTATTATATTGGGGCCCCAAAAAATCGAGGGAATCCGTCAGAATGTTCCGGTGCCAGAATGTTTACATGCATGTAAAATTTCCATGAAACTACTTTATAATTATAAAAAAGAAAATATTTAAGGGTAAACCGATTACCCTATTATTTTAATAACTTAATAATTATAATTATAATTATATGAATAATAATAATAATGGTTGAATTTGTAAACGGCACATTACATTCGTGTGAATGTGGATATAAGACACTCAGCTCTGTTCAGGCTTGTAAACACTCTAAAACCAAAAAATGTTCTGGTAACGCCATGAAAAAAGAAGAGCTGAGATTTGTGAAAGAAGAAGATTATAATATTGCAATAGGGAAGACTCATTCTACTGGAGACACGATTGCCAGAGATAAAATCATCGATAACAGAATCGATAACAGCATAAACGATAACAGAATCGATAACAGCACGAACATCACGTTGGTGCTGCCGGAGCGAACGACCAAAGAAGACTTTGTGGAGTATCTCAGATCGCTCGGAAATTTGGGGTACCGCGAATCGCACGAAATCATACAAATGCCCGGGAAGATGCTGATGTTCACGCGAGACGCGAAGAAACTTCCCGGCGCTCTCATCGAACGAAATAATAAGATCGTCGAAAAGCTTCCCGACGGATCGGAACGCGTGATGGGAAAGAAGAAAGCCATCCAAACGTATACGCACGAAGCTGTCGAAGCACTGGTTCAAAAACCGCCTGCGCATGGAGTAGAAAATTTTCTGGAAACTGAACGCGGATACAAACGAACGAAGATGTCGCTGCAAGACGCATCGAGACTTCGAGCAAATGATCCGAAAAATTACCATAACTCAGTTCCTTGGGATGTTAAACGTAATACGCATAAGATGGAGACTTTTATGGAGCAATCTCTCGATAAAGTGACGACTGATAATAAGATAAACGGTTTCATGTGATTAAGATTTTACATCATGAGTTAAAGATCCGTATTAATATAAAAATGATCGAACGCGATGAACATGTTCTTCGTGATATTCTCATAATCTTTATATTCTTCATAAAATTCTTTGGTTACCGCGAATATGTAAGGATCCTTGCCGTCGCGAATACGCCGTTTAAAAGTAGTCAGACTCATATCAATTTCTCTTGCCGCCGCTGACATGTTTTCGTACACCTTGCCATTCGCACACACTGTTTTAGAAGAAGGATCTTTGCCTTGGTGAAGGATCACTTTCTCATGGTCGCCGATGACGAGCTCGCCGGCGTCCATCCGTTGGGCGATCCTCTCGTTCCTCGAGCGCATCGTCTTGACGTCGTCATCGAGTTTATCGCGATTGCAATCCCAGCAACACGAAGCGACGTTATCGGAAACGTATCCCTTTGACGGCACAATGCGGTCGACGCCGAACCACGTGGTAGGACTCCTGTGGCAATATGCGCATTCTCCGACGATCAACTTGTCCCATTCGTCCTTCGTCAGCTCGAACGGTACTTTTTTGAGTTTGTATATATCCATTCTCGGCTTGTTCTTGTGGACGAACCAGATGTCGGTGTCGTCGTCGTAATATTCTTCGCGTGCGCGATAGTACGACTTCCGGACAAACGTATCAGGATCCGCAGCACCCTTCGATTTGTTGCATCCGGGACAGCAACCGACGCAATTCTCCGGCGTGTGATCGAGTTTCGAATCGATCCTGTCGATTGTCGTTGCCATGTCATCGCAATAGAAGCATCCTTGGACCATCATCTCGAACATGACCTCGTTTGTGAAGTCGTCGGAATATGGATATTTTTCTTCAGCATGCCTTTTGATTTTATTGCACCATAGATCCCATGTATTTTGATCAATGATGCTGCCAGACGTGATGGAATCATAAGCGTGTTGATTGCGATTTTTCCGATAATTTGTGTTATATTCTTGAGCTTGATCTTTATTATTTTCGCGCCAACTTTTAGATTTAGCTTTTATTGTTTCTTTATTTTGTTGATATCGTTCTTTAGCTTTCTCTTTAGCTTTGGCTGGATCCTTATACGGCATTTATAATATAATTGGGTTGCTTCATTATATATCCCGGAGTGACGATATGGTATGCTGGATTCAAATGACAACTGCTATCGAAATTATATTTTCAGTGTTACATGTGATTAAGATTTATATCATTTGATATTTCAAATAAATTTTTCATACATGTTATCGCTCTTGGCATCATCGTCAGTAATATCATCGTTCGTCTCGGTCTCTTCGTCGCCGTCATCATTTACGAACGCAAACCCGGCCAATTTGTTGGGCTTCTCGACCACGAGAATTTGAACTGCTCGCCAAGTAACGCCCCACGCTGTAGAGCCGACCTGCCACACGCTCGCGAGCTCGGCGATGACCTTGACCGATGAGCCGCGGGGAACATCATCTACGGTGATCGGAGACTTGTCGGTGTCGAAGATTTGTACATTGGGCTTTCCGTTCATCATCGCAATCTTCGTCTTTAGAATAGCTGGATATTTTCCGGACGGATCTACCTTGGTCAGCTTGCGATAAGTGTCCTCGAGGAGCTCGCGCGACTTCTGCTTGCCAAACCAAGCCACGGAGTTTGCGTGGGCGGCATCGATGAGGTGCTGATCGAGAGCATTCATCTTGTCCAGGAGAATTTTGACATTTGGGTTCTCGTCGATTCCGCGGAAGGACAAGTCCGCAGAATAAGACATCGGCTCATCTTCCGGACGCTCGCGGTAGCTGGAGAGACCGAATGGCAG